TAAATGTTTAATAAATAGACATTTAATGAATTATCAATCTAATTCAATAAATTCAGCAAATTCAGCAAATTCAGCAAATTCAACTTATAATTTTGCTGAAATTACTGATGAAAAAGAAATTCAAAAGATGAAAAAATTATCAGTTGAATTAAAAAAAAAACAACAAAAAGAGAGTAATTTTAAAGTTTCTGATGTTACTGCTCCTGGAGGAAAATTTGATACAAAAGCCTTTAATAAACAAGTTAATAAAGTCGAAGATATAATTAGACAAAGAAGAAAACTCAAAGACAAAATTAAATTAGCAAATTTAGCATATAGACCATTAGATTATAATAAGATGACAATTGGTGAATTAAAAATGGCATTATATTCTGATACATATGATATGTTTAGGGAAATTTCTAATTTAAAATCATTTAATCTGAAAAAATTAAATCATATCATATCAAAAAATTATAGAAAATTAACTATATTAATTATTATATTAGTGGCTTTAATTACTACTTATTTATTGGTTAATTATTTAGATCAAAAATAAATTAACTCTCTGAACTAATTATTATGCCTTGTTTTAGCTTGTTTTTAGCAATTTCACCAATCCAACCATCCATATTTATCTTCAGATGTTCTTAAAAGTTGATATTGTGATGTATGATCTGTATATTTTAAATCAGATAAAATTCTATTATAATATCTACTTAAATGTGATCTTATTAATTGAGAAAATAGATAGTAGCTATCTAAATATCTTGTATTACTAGGAATTTTATGAATAATATTTTGAATATGTTTTAAAATTCGTTCTAATTGATCTCTTATATCATTTATTAAAATAGATTGTTGTATTGGTGATAATTTAAATGGTTGTATTAAATCAGTAGGTTTTAAAAATATATTATTTATATTTTGTTTTAAAGTTTCATATGTTACTAAAAAATCCTCAATATATTTAATTAATTTAGTATAGTCTTCTGGTGTTTTTGATTTAATAAATATAGCACTATACAATAATTCAACTAAATAATCATCTCTACTTAATAAAGAATTTGGACTAATTTCTAATTCATTCAAATATTCTGTTTTTTTATTATTTTTAAAAATATATTTAGCATGAGATATTGATTGAGAATAATAAATAAATATAGCACATAAACAAATACTAATAAATACATATGAAAATTGTTCAGTTGTTTTTGCTATAAAAAGCACAAAAATTAACATTATAAAATAAATTATCATCTGTTTATTATCAATTTTACTAAATATGCTATTTGGAATATGTTTTTTTAAATTATATATATTGATTTTATTAGTTTGCTCTTCCATTATATACTCTATAAAAAGACTTCCTATTTATTATATAGAGTATATAATAAAATTGAAATTTTTTAAAATATATTAATATATTCTATTATAATAAATTATAATAGAATGAATACCAATCCATCTCGTTGCAACAATCCTAATAATACATCTTCAGATGATTCAAATAATCATCAAAATAATTTTCAAATTAACCATCAAAATGATACATCATCAGAAGAATCTAATAATAATCAAAATAATATATCTTCTGATATAACAATTGAACATATTATTGAACATATTATTGATTCAGAATTAATTATAATTAATACAATTAATGAACCAACTGAACCAACTGAAGCAACTGATCCAACTGAAACAATTGTTGAACCAATCGATGAACCAACCGATGAACCAATCGATGAACCAATCGATGAACCATTTAATATCCGATATATCCAAGATATCCAACCAATTAGTATCCAACCAATTGATGAACCAAATAATGATTATGAAGATAATTATAATAATGATCATGATTATGATCCAGATAATGATAATGATTATGAACCAGAAAATGATAATGATTCATATCCAAGAAATTATACACATATTGAAAATATACATACTAGCTCAATTTTAAATAATGATGTTCATAATAATATGATTACAACACAAACATATCCAAATGATTTATCTTTTTTATCAAATAATAATTATACTATCCATTATGATGAGGAAATTTTTAATATTATTCAAAATGATATTATTCCATTTTTACATCAATGGGATGATCCTCCTAATATTTTTTATCATAATATGGTTATTAATATGTTTAGACGTGATTATGAATTTATTGATATATATAATGGAATTGGAGTATATTTAACATTCGGAATGGATCTAATAAATGATCTTGAAGAAAATATGGATCATGTACGCAGAAGTATTTTAAATGGTTATGAATCAGAACGGCGACGTTCTTCTCAAATTGGGCAGAGTTTAATTAGTATTCTTTATGGGGGAAATCCGATTCTAAGTGCAGATATAAATCAAGTAATTGCAAATCAGGTTGCGGCAAATCAGGTTGCGGCAAATCAGGTTGCGGCAAATCAGATTGCGGCAAATCAGATTGCGGCAAATCAGGTTGCAGGACATCCTAATGAGATAGGTGCTAATCCTAATGAGATAGAAGCAAATCCAAATAGTATGATTTTTATGCAGCAATCTATTAATGGAAATATTAATATCCAACAATTTCATCAGCTTCAACAAAATCAACAAATTCAACATATATTTAATCAAATTTTGGGTATTGGTACAGGAGTAGGATCAAATATGAATCAAATGGATCCAGTAAAATTAACTATTCCAAAAGAAGAACTTGATAAGATACCAGTAGTTTCTTTCCAAAGTTTACCCGCTGAAGTTAGAAAAATTAATACAGCCTGTTGTATTTGTCAAGATAATTTTGAACCAACCGATGATGTAAGATATATTAAATGTAATCATGCTTTTCATCCAGGATGTGTCGATCAATGGTTTCTAGATCATAGTTTCAAATGTCCGGTGTGTAGATCAGAAGCAGGAGTTCATATTGCAAATTTATAAATTAATTTAGTTTGATATTTAGTTTGATATTAAATTTATTAAAAAAAATTTGATAAATTAATAATTTGTATTAATTATAACTAGGATAGATATTTATGAATAAAATTCACTATTATGTCAGAAATAATAAATGAAATAAAAAATCCAAGAAATATCAAGGATGTACATAAACTGATGTTTGAAAAAATACCAGATTCTGAAATAAAATTCAAATCAGAATTAAAGAAATATATAGAATCATTATGTAACAAAGCCCCTGAGTTAGGAACATATCCTGATGTATTTATGTCATATTATATAATTATGTTAAATTATATTCCAAATTATCATAATTTAACAAATGATGATCCTAAGTGGATGTTTAAATGTAGAGATATTTTTGCAGGAGTTAATATAGAAAAAGTATAAAAATTAGATTTAATATTTTTTGATTAATATTAGAGATAAATCCAAATAAAGTAATATTTGGATTTAGACAGATAACTAAGATGAGTAAAACAAATTGAAGAATTCCAATAAAAATAATATTAAATTCATTAAAAAAATGAATAATTTATAGGTTAGTTAATCATTATAAGATATATATTAATATATATCTTATAATGATTAATAATAATGAAAAACCTGATCTAAATGATATAACTAATAAATCTGATCAAACTGATCTAAATGAAATATTTAATACTGTATATAGTTATTTTACTTCAGATGACGATGAAACATTAGATGCTACTACATACAAAGAATTTAAAATAATGTTAATGGAAAGTATAGAAACATTTTATCCTAATTTATCATATATTAATGAACAATTAGATGATATTTTAAATATAAAATATTCAATATATGGAATTAATTATGATAAAATTAAAAAACAACTTAATATGATTAATTTTGATAGATCTTTTACAACGTGTGAAGAGAGGGATGAATTCTATGATAAACATAGAAATAATGATTTGGTAATTAATAAATCTATTTTGACAAAAAACCAATTAAAATTATTTAATCAATATGAATATCTAATAAATTTACCACAACCTGCTCAGAAATCGAAAGAGTGGTTTGATAAACGAAATGGTATGTTAACAGCTTCTAATGGAGGTGCAGCTATTGGTGAATCACATTATAATACTATAAAAGAAGTTTTACTTGATAAGATTGGATTAGGACAAAAATTTAAAGAAAATAAATTTGTGTACCATGGAAAGAAATATGAGAAAGTTGCCATTATGATTTATGAAATTATTTATAATACAAAAATTGGTGAATTCGGTTTAATTCAACATCCACAAATTTCATATTTAGGTGCAAGTCCAGATGGAATATCAATGAGTGTAACATTAGATGGAAAATTAAATAAATTTATGGGGCGTATGTTAGAGATCAAATGTCCACCATCAAGAAAAATTAATACTTTTGGTAAAATAAAAGGTGGAATTTGTCCTGACTATTACTGGATTCAGGTTCAACTTCAATTGGAATGTTGTGATTTACCAGAATGTGATTTTTGGCAATGTAATTTAACAGAACCCTATTATTCTGAAGATGATTTTATGGATGATGATGTTGATGATCTTATACATTCTGAGAATCAACTTATGATTCAAAATGAACATACAGAAATAATGGAGGAACCACCGAAAATTCAAATTGATAATAGAATAAAAAAAGGAGCATTAATAGAACTTTTACCAATTAATAAATCACATATTCCACCAAAAGAACCTTGGGAATGGTATGGGACATATATCTATCCACCAACAATCTTAATGACACCAGCAGAATATAAAGTATGGACAACAAATACTATCAAAAATTTAAATACTTTATATCCTGGACTAATGACTACGCATAAATTTAGTCGTGTTGTTTATTGGAAATTAGAAAATTCTCATAATGAGTTAATAACTAGACAACAAGAATGGTTTGATGCACATAAAGCAGATTACGCAAAATTTTGGTCAAGAGTATTGTATTATCGAAAGCATATTGATGAAGCAAAAGAAGATTTATTAGGTCAGAAATTATCAAATGAGGTGTTTTTATATACTGAAGATATTCGTATTCCAAAAGTTAAATCATTAGCATTATTTAAAAAATCATTAAATTTACCTGATGATGAAGATAATCATCATACGCAAACAAATACAAATCCAAATAATCTTTTTATTAAATCAAGAGGGGCTAAT